TTCCTTGCAAGATTTAAAAAAGATTGAGGCCGTAAGAACTTATGCTTCTTTTGTTAAAGACATTACAACGAGTATCCAAACGCTAAGTACGCTACCTAATACCGAATTAGCAAGAGAAGAATTATTAAAATCATTACACAAAGTCAATGAGAATTTTACTTCCAGTAAGGAGCTACATTTTGAGGAAGAACTACAACTTCAAACTCTCTCCAGAGCAGTCGAAGCGAATCAAACGAATGGTGTTCTATATGAACTTCACCCGCAATCCCAAGAAGAAGAAGGAAATGAGAGAAAAAGTTAATTCCTATAAAGGTCAGTTAGACCGTATCCGTAGAGATGCTCACGCAGACGAGTGGGTTATTAACGGACAATCACACTCACGCCAAGATGTAATTTATAAAGTTTTGGAGTGGGTGTCTGAAGGCAATCCTTTGAAGATGTTTGCCGAACAACCTGGAGCCCCTGCCGTTGGAACAATCTATAAATGGTTTAAGAATCATCCTGACTTTGAAAAAGACTTCCGATCAGCCGAAGAGGCATCAGGTCATATCCTTGCCGATAGGGCTTTAAGCGAAGTCCTTCATTTAACGGACAAAGAAGAAGTGCCTGTGGTTAAACTTCGATACGATGCCCTCACTAGACGAGCCGCACAAATGAATCAACGCTTTCAAGATAAGCAAGTCTTCAGGCAAGAAGAAGATGTTAAAACCCTATCGGATGATGAACTCAAGAAAAGACGAGATGATCTTTTTGCCAAGGTCAAAGAAGAACTCAGGCAAGAAGGATGGGTAGCACCTGTGGGCGAGATAGACATAAGTGTTGAAAACAATGAAGTTACAGAAGAAACAGAGTCTGCAACCCCTGATTTTCCCCCTGATTCAGAGATAGATAACCCTAATGATAACAGCACTTAAACAAAAAAGGAGTCCGAAGACTCCCTTTTCGTTACATCAAAAAGGCTTATTCGGCCTTAGCGGTGTAGCCAGTGGTTTTATAAGCAGAACCCGTAGCGGATTTGCCCATATCAACTTCGGCTTTAAAAGAAGCGAACTCAGGTCGAGCCGATTGGCCGCCACCTTCGCCATCAGAAGTTTCCTTCATCAAGGCTTCGGGACTTACACCTTCAACTACTTTGATGGTGTTTTTGCCAAACTCAACGGGGAGTCCTGCCATTTTTTTTTCAAGAGACATTTCGTACCTCGTAGATTAAGAGTGCCATCTAAACCCAAATATATTATAACATAGGAATCTTATGAGTGAATGGTCTGAGTTAGAAAAAATTGAACTAGAACTTTCCAGAAGGGAACGGGAAAGCAAACTTAAGAACTTTAAACCCTACCCTAAACAACTAGAGTTTATGAACGACAAACACAAGGTTGTGGCTCTCTTTGGGGGTAATCAGTCAGGTAAAACCACCGTAGGATCAGCCTTTGTAGCCTACCACCTTACGGGTGAATACCCCCCTTGGTATAACGGCATCAAATTTGACCGACCTGTGATGGTTTGGGTAGCAGGAGAATCCTCTACTCGTGTTCGAGATACCCTACAAGAGAAGCTTTTTGGCCCTTTAGGTGAATGGGGAACGGGTTTAATCCCTAAACAGACCCTTGTAGGCGATCCCATTCGCAAAGGGGGTATCCCTGGAGCCATTGATATTTGCAGAATTAAGCATAAATCAGGCGGTACAAGCACCATACAGTTTTTTTCTTATGACCAAGGCCGAGAAAAGTTTCAAGGCAGTACCGTAGACCTTGTTTGGTGCGATGAAGAACCCCCTGAAGACATCTATAAAGAGGCCAAAATGCGTACCATAGCCGCTTCGGGGTATGTTTTCCTTACTTTCACACCTTTGCGTGGTATAACGCCCCTATGCGATGAAATGATAGGCAATAAAGACAACATTTATGGCGTTCATTACCTTACTTGGGATGATGTGACCCATTTATCTGAAGTAGATAAGCAAATGCAGGTAGCAGGGTTGGGCCCACACGAAATTGAAAGCCGTAAATATGGAAAACCCAGTATTGGTTCAGGTAAAATCTATCAATTTGATGAATCTGAATACACCGTAACCGACTTTACGATTCATCCTAAATGGCGAACGATTGCGGGTCTTGATGTAGGGATTTCTCATCCGACCTGTGCCGTAAAACTATCCATTGATGATGAATCAGGCGTGGGTTATATCCATAAAGAATATAAAGTGTCAGGAGAAACCTCTATTTACCACGCTTATAAACTAAAAGATTGGCCTTGTCGATTTTCTATTGATCCGAATTCTCGTCAGCGTTCAATTGCAAGTGGAGACTCTCCTTACAAAATGTTTCAAGACATTATGGGCGATGATCGGTTGATTCCTGCGGACAATAGGGTAAACTATGGTATATCACTAATTAGAGCCAAAATCGCTACCGAGCAACTCTACATCTTTGAGTCTTGTGTAGAAACCTTAAAGGAAATGCGTTTGTATCGCTTTAAAGAAAACGGAGACATACACAAAGTCGATGACGATTTGATGGATGCTTTGAGATATTGTATAACCGCTTGGGACAAAGCCGTTGCTTCACCTGAGCTGAATAAAAGATATGAGTTAAACTATGAATGGAAGCCAACAAATAAAAGAATCGGTTACTAGGAGATATAATGGGTCAAGAATTTTCGACTATTGAAGCGGGTAAACCCTTTAGTATTACTACGGGTTTAGCCAAATTAGTTCAGGATAAGTTTACTTGGTGCAGGAACTTACGCTTTTTACAGCAGGAAAAATGGCTATCGGCTAAGATGGCTTTTGACGGTATTGATTATTACGGTTCAGACGAAGAAGCCAATCAGTCGGGTATCTTTTTGAATTTTACCCAAATGAAAACAATGGCGGCCTACTCGCAGATTATGTCTACGATGACAGGCCCTGATGGATTTCCTTGGTCAATAAGCCCAACGGCTCATCCAGACTTAGTAAGATTGGGTTACGAAAATGTAAGAGAAGCCGAAAAGAATCCCTCTTTACCTATGGATTTGCAAACCGAAATCCTCAAAGCCAATATTGCTTGTGATGGTATGCGAGTTAAGATTGCAGATAATTTAGATGAAACGCATTGGGAAGAAAAGTTTTCTCGTGGTGTGTTGGATATGGTTATCTTGGGAACGATGGTTGTCAAGGGGCCCTTTTCTGCACCGCCCAATTCAAAGAAGTGGATGCTAGTAGATGAAGAAGAAGATGCAGGTGTCCTAGATAAGATTAAGGGTGCAATTGGAATGGTCACCGCCAAAAAGCAAACCTATAAACTGGTTTCTCCCAATGAAGACCCACGACCTGATTTTGAAATTGTTTCTCCGTTTGAATTCTATCCAGACCCTTCGGCTTTTAATATTGAAGATTGTATGTGGGTAGTTCATCGTCACGTTCTTAATAAAGCTCAACTCGTAGAACTATCAAAATCTCAAGGTTTCAATGCGGAAGAAATAGAAAAATGTTTAGACGCTTACCCCAAAGGAAACTGGACAGCAGAAACTTGGGAATCTCGTGTCTATGCCCTGAATCAAAGACAAACACCTCTTACTCGTGGTGATAGATTTGTGGCTCTTGAGTACTGGGGCTATGTATCTGGCCGAGAACTAGAACTTGCAGGTGTCGATATGCCCAACGGCTACGACAAACATAAACAGTATATGGCTTGTATTTGGTCGATTGGTTCTTATTGCATAAAAATTGCAATGAGCCAACTTGAGAAACCCTACATTCCCTTTTTGGTTTGCCCCTATGAAAAAGTTCTTTACAACATTTGGGGTCGTGGTGTTCCCGAAAAGATGCGTGACCCACAAGACATCGTTAATGCGGCTGCGAGAGCAATGGTCGATAATATGGGTATTGCCGCAGGGCCTCAAGTCATTTACGACACAAGCCGAATGATTAATGGATTTAAATTTGAAGGTATTAAGCCTTGGGGCGTTTGGCCCCTCAAGACTCTTGAAGGAATTACAGCCCCGCCTGTTACGTTTGTTCCTGTTCCCAGTATCTTAAACGAACTTAAACTCTTGCAAGATAACTTCAAGATGTTTATTCAGGAAGTAACCTCAATGCCTGATATGGCTTCAGGTTATGCGGGTTCGTCATCGGGACAGCACAACCGTACCGCTTCAGGTATGAGTATGTTATTCAATGCCGCCAATACCTACATTAAGGGCGTTGTATTCAACATTGATAACAACATTACCAAACCAATGATTAGGCGTATTTATGATTGGAATATGCAATATTCTAGCGATATGCTCATCAAAGGCGATTTCAATGTCGATGCAGGTGGAGTCCAAAAAATCATACGAAATGAAGGCAAAATGCAAAGTGTGCAAGAGTTATTGCAACTAATGCAGGATCCTGACTTTAAGCCGTATATTAATAAAATTGCTATTCTTAAAGAGTGGGTACGCAATCACGGACTGAATTCTTCGGATGTTATTAATTCTGATGCTCAAGCCGAAGTCATTAAACAAGAGATGGCACAATCTCAAGCTCAGATGGCTCAAAATGCCAATGTGCCTAAACTCCGTGCCGAGATGCCTAGACCTGATGCGTTACTTGAAATGCTTACCAATACAGAGCCTTCAAGTCCTGCATATCCTGCTATTTACGAGCAGGTTGCTCTGTCTCAGGATGCAATGAGTCCTTCAATGAAGGAATCTATTGACTTGATGAAGGCTCAGTCTTTTGCGGCTGCGGCTCAAACACTTCAATCGTTGCCCCCTCAGTTTGAAACGATGCCCCAACCTTCTCTTTCAAATTTTGAACGAGCAGCAGGTTATCCTCAAACGGCTCCTCCACAATTACCTCAAGTTCCTGCGTTACAGGGTTTACCCCCGCAACAGGGAATTCCACCTCAAGGTATGCCACAATAGTTGTGGTATAGTATTAAGTATTGGGAACAAACAACTTGAACGATAAAGTTAAGTTACTAGAAGAAATTAAACCGATGGTCAATAGTCCTTACTGGGCTAAGTTACAAGGTTTAATTGCTGATATGATTGCCGATAAGCGAGATTCCCTAGAAAGAGTCTCTACCTTTGAGGAAGTGCTGAAGGCTCGTGGAAGTATTGAAGCCCTACGAGAAATAAGCGAGTTAGATAAAGCCATCAATTTTATTGATGAGGCCACCAAGCCACAATTCCGTGACCGTGAGCCCAAATTATATGACCAAGCCAACTAGGCCGTCAGGAGAAAGATATGCCAAAAACAAAAATGCAAGAAATCCGTGAAAACGCTAAACGAGCCGATGATATGGCAAAGCAGTTAGCGGCTGAAGGAAATTTGTTTCCAGCAGAAGGCGTAAAGAGTCAATTTTTTACGAATAATCTGCCTGACCTTTCCCAAGCCCCGACCACTGAATCTGTTGCCACCGAAGCGGTACAAGCTGAACCTTCACAACCTGTTACAGAAACAGTTTCTTCAACGGACAACAATTTGAGTGCCAACGAAAATCCATCCGTAGAAGAAGTGAAGGATAATTTAGTTTCCGAGAGGCAGTATAAAGCGGCTGTTAAAGCGATGAATGATGCTCAGAGACAAAAGGCTGAGTCAGATCGTATGCTTAAACAACAAGCCGAAGAACACGAAAGATTTAAAGCAGAATTAATGGCTATCAAGCAACAAGTTCAACAAGGAAGTAAACCGAATAATGTATCACTCGTTGACCAAGCATTATCGCCTTATGCCGAAGAATATCCTGACACATTCAAAATGGATATTCTCGCAGCAAATGCCGTCAAGGAAGAAGTGAGGAACCTTATTGATTCAAGATTCCAAAATGTCGAAGACCAACTTCGTCAGTCTCGTGAAGAACAAGATAGATTCAAAGTCCTTGAGCAAATTCGCTTGAGAGATGATAAGGTCAAAAAAGTTCATCCCGATTATGATGATGTTCGTTTATCCGATGATTTTAAAACTTGGATATATGGTGAAGCACCGAGTCTATACAAAGCCGTTTACGAAGGAGCGATTCCCTTTGATGAGAGGGATGCCGTTAAAATCGTAAGCGACTTCAAATCGTACGCTACTCCACCTGTTGAAAATAAAACTGTCACTTCACGCCCCAAACCTGGTGCAGCCGAAGCTTCCGTGAGAACGGCTTCTGCGGTTGTTGCCGATATGGGGATTAATAATGAACCTGAATTTACTGCTGAAGATATGCAACGACTGCCTTATATGATTAATCGAGTTAAAGACCCTGTACAACGCAAGGCTTTAATGGATAGGGCACAAAGTTTTATGACGAAGCAGATTTCAAAAACCAAATAACTTAAGGAAACTTAAATGGCAACTTATAATTTAACCACAGGCATTGATGGTTTATATCAAAAAGGAAGTACAGAACTTACTACCTTTGCGAAAGAAATCGACTTTGCCAACTTTTCTGGCACGGGTAGTGCAGGAGCACAAAATGCTACTGCTGCTATCATCACGATTCCCCCAGGTTTTTACATCGTTGGTTTAACCACGGTTGTATTAACAGCGGGAACTGCCGCAAAAACAATCACTGTTGAACTCTCAGCAGGAACCGATCTCCAAACCGCAACCGCTATTGATGCTGCTGCTGGAACGGGCGTATCCACTGCGTTAAATACTTATTTAACCGCAGGTGATACCATCCAAGTCAAACTTTTGGATGCTTCTACTGCTGCAGGAAAAATGGGTATTACGGTTGTTGGATTTCAAACTCCTCTAACCTACACCAATTCAACTTACGCTTTTTAATCAATAACTAATTTAAAGGAATTTTAAAATGGGTTTACAAGTTACACGAAGTGGTGCGAACCTTTCGGCTGGTGTATTTGTTCCGCAGATTTACTCCGCTAAACTGCAAGACAAATTCTACGCTGCCTCTGTCGTTCCCGCCATTGCAAATCACAACTGGGAAGGCGAAATTATGGCTTTTGGCGATACCGTCAATATCCGTAAAGTCCCTACCATTTCTATTCAAAACTATTCGGTGAATAGTGCTATCAATTATCAAGATGTGTCTGATGAACAGATTCAATTGCTCATCAACCAAGCGAAGTATTATGCTTTCAAGGTTGATTACATTGATGACTACCAGTCAGATATTGCTTTGATTGATACCATCACTCAAGATGCTGCTATGCAAATGGCAGTCACCGTTGATAAGTCCGTGCTTCAGTCAGTTTATGCTGATGCGGGTACGACTCTTTCATCGGTTGATCTTGCTTCTTTGGCTACCGCAGGAACCACTATTACTCCTCTCCTCGAAGCGGGACAGGTTCTTGATGAAAAGAATGTTCCTCGTGACGGCAAACGCTGGGCGGTTATTACGCCTGAGTATGCTCGTTACCTGAAACTGTCTGACTTAAAACAAGTCCTTATTACGGGTGATGATGAATCTCCTCTCCGTAACGGGTTTGTGGGTCAGATTGACGGGATGAACATTTATGTTTCCAACAATGTTCTCAACGCTGTCGGTTCTACCTCTGGTTCACCTAGCCAAATGCTAGTGGGTCACGAGTCAGCACTGACTTTTGCGAGTCAGTTTGTGAAACACGAAATGTTGCCCTTGCAGAACACCTTCGGATACGGAATTAAAGGTCTACAAGTCTACGGATTTAAGACTGTTAAAGCCGATTCGTTGGTTTGTATTCCTGCCTATGTTTAATATTTTTTAATATACATAGCAGTCTCAAACGCAACAGGAGTAAATGGGGGGTTTCGGCCCCCCATCTCTCCCTTACCTAATGGAGATAGAAATGACCAAACAACTTGCAAAGATCGTTAATACCGAAACAGGAAAGGTTTTTGAGGGTTCTCACCTCCTAAACGCAAATCTCATAGCCCACGCTGAAAACAATAGAGATACCTTTGATTTGGTCTATATGAACATCAAAGAAGAAGAAGACGATTCAAATTCGCCCTATACACTACCTAAGCTAATGGCTAAGAGTGTCAAGGAACTACAAAAGTTAGCCACCGAAAAGAACATCACCTTTGGTGTTCCGTTCACCCATATGACTAAAGCAGAAATTGCTAATGTTATTATAGAAAGTACGAAGGGTAGTCAATAAGGAGATTGGATGGCATATACCGTAAGGTCTATACTCGGAAAAACTAGGCTACACAGACCTGATTTACGGGAAGCCGAATTGGACTATCTAACGCAAGAAATTGTGCGTAGAATCTGCCGTCTTACAATGCTATCCCAAACGGAACTTAATTACACAACTGATGGGCCTATTACCCAAATTCCTATCGTAGATCCTGATGGAAACGATATTAATCGAATCCACTTAGTTCGCTATCAGGATTCTGTTATTCCGACTCCAACTGTTCCAATCGTTGCACTTAACACGGGTACGGGTTACCCTCAGGACAAGTTGATTTTTTATACGGTTGTAGCCGTAGGGGGACAAGGTTGGGTATCTGATTACTCTCCTGTTGCTTTCACGCAGACCACATCGAGTCAAAAACAAATCATTGTTACAATGCCGCCTATCCCTAATGCACCACAGGGGTTTGACCATTTTAATTTATATAAGTATGTTTTGCCGATTGCATCCCAAAAAACAATTACAGGCATAAGCATCGCTACTCAGGCCGTTATTACATCGGCTGCTCACGGACTTGTTGCAGGTGACTTTATTTGCGTTCAATCCGTTGCGGGTATGACTCAGATAAATGGAAAAATCCTAGAAATATTAAGCGTTACCACTAATACGATTACCGTTGATTTAGATACGACAAACGCTTCAAACTATTCTGTTTATACATCAGGTGGATTTTTAGCATCCGTAGGTGACTTGACAACTTGGTATAAAGCCAACACCAAATTTACTAATTCTTTAACCGCAGGTGTTGATACCAATAATACCTTTGCAGGAACCGTAGCAATTGGAAATATCACTTACAACTATGTAAACTTTCAGACGGATACCGCAAGTCTTCCCTTAGAGCCCACGGGAGATTACCGAACGCTAGGCGAAGGCAATCTGGTTGAAGTTAATAATGCACTAGCTAAACCTGATGCTGTTTTTGGAACACCTAATCTTTGGGCTTATGATGCCGAAACAGGTTATATCAAACTATACCCACCGCCTTCTCAAGACCTTCATCAAGCAAGATTTCAAGTTACCTACTCGGTAATTCCCGTTGGGGAAATTGATGAAATTCCCTTACTGCCCGAATCAGAAGAAGCCGTTTACTACGGAACTTTAGCCGAGGCTTATATGATTCCTGGGCCTGGGGCGAATCTTGAACTTGCTAAGAATTACGAAGTTAAATTTAATTTTGAAATGTCTAATCTAAAAGCCATTGCCATTCAGGGTCAAAGCGGAAGACTTAAAGTAATAAGCCGACCCCTTGGTGGCCGTAGGCGTACAGCGTATGGGGCTTTTGGAAGTTCGTGGTCTTCAGGTTGGGGTTGGTAATGACAACGATTGTTTCTACGCTTATTCCACAAACCCTAGAATCTTTACGAACCGATCTGAGATTGATTGTTGGAGATAACGAATCGCTATCAACTTCGTATTCTGATTCTACAATGAATCAAGCATTAAACTTTTCCGTACAGCATTACTTACTTGTAACAGGAAGATCCTATATACAAAATACCGTTACACTTACAAGTGGGGAAGCAACCCTGCCCAGTGCTTACATACAAGTAGGTCGTGTAGGTCACGGCAGTCCTAATAGTTGGTTGTTGCAAAGTTCGGTTACGGAAGAAACCAACAAAAATCCGTTATGGGAGAGTTCTGTTGGAACTCCCAAACGATGGGTTATGTTTGATGGTCAAACCGTTCGTGTAACGCCTATTCCTAGCAATGGAACGCTTGTCTTGGGTTATGTTGAAGAACCTACGGCAATGGCTGATAAACGCACGATAACGGCTATTACAGTGGCTTCAAGCGGCGTAGTGACTTCGGCTAACCATAACTTCTCCGTAGGCCGTAAAGTCCAATTTGGTGGCATTACCACGATGACTCAATTAAACAATCAGATTGGTACGATTACGGCAACTACGACTAATACCTTTACGGTGGATATTAATACGACGGGTTATACGGCTTTTGGAAGTGGAACAGGGTATGCCTACGATATGGTAGACCCAAGAGTTCCTATCACTCATCAAAGATTTTTAAAGTATGCTGCGGCTTATTGGTTATTGCTCATTGACGGAGATACGCAGAGTTTTCAAGGGGCAACTGCTTTTATGCAACAATTTATGGAATTGATTAAGGAGTCGTAATGTCACTTATTGGTAATCGCTATGTTCAAGCTGGTGATCCAGGGGCTGTTGGTGTAGGTTACCAGTGGCTTGATACGGATACTTCGCTATTGTTTGAAAGAAATGGATCGAATACGGCTTGGGTTCAAGTCTACAATACCAATCAAGCGAATGGCGGTCTATTGCCACAAACGGGTGGCTCGGTGACGGGTGCTATCACAGGAACAACAGGATGGGCCCCATCTGACAACGCTAATTTTGCTACGGCAGCCAAAATTGCAGGACAAAATATTGCTACGGTTAATTATGTGAATCAACAAGTGGCCTCTTTCAACGATGTTATTTCGGCTAAGATTTCACAAGCCATAGCGGCATCAACCACTTCAACTCAAACCAATAATAATATTGCAAAATCGGGTAGCGGTGCTAAGGGTGATGGATATTTTTCCCCCACGGGTTCACCCGCAGCAAGTACAACGGGAGATGCTGGTGTAACAGCCCTTCCTATAATACCTTTGCCCTACTATCCCGATAGTGGCGGTGAGGCTCAAGAGTCCGATTGTATATGGATTGGATCTATGGGCCTAAGTTCATCGGACAGAAGCCAATATGCTTCTAGGATTATTGATAATTCTGTTGCTGGAAAAAGTTGGATAAACATATTTTACCAATACTCGTCTCGTACTTATAAATCATATTCTTATCAGGGTAATGACAGCACTTTTGGAACGAATTTTACCTATACGCCTATGGGTATGAATTGGATGATTATTGCGGTGAATTCTGCACAATGACAAAACAAATCAGATTAGATTTCAGCGGTGGTGTTAATGTCATAGCCGATAAGTCAGTTCTACCTGACAAGTTTGGCACGGTGATGGATAACATTGATGTTCGTAGCGGGTTTCCCCGTTGCTTCAAAGAACCCATATTTAATCAAATTGTTGCTAATACTGATACAACTAAGATATTTAACTTTCGTGGTCGTTGGATTTATTCGGAAAATTGGCGTGATTATGTAGCCGATTTTATTAATGGTATTGAACGCATCTATTGGACTGAAAGTATCAATAGTGTTGGATACGATGGTGATGGAGATTTAGCCCCACAAAAGATGATTGAAGGAACTGAGGTTCCATTGGGAACTAGCAGACCCGAAACAGCCCCCATTGTCTCGTCTGGTAAAAGCATTGTTCCGTTGATGAGTCCACCTGTTGCTATTGATGTAGGCGGATTAATCGAGGGCACTTATTATTACGCTGTATCTGCCGAATTTGGAAAAGGAGTCACAGCTCCTTCTGATATTGTAAATGTTGTTATTGCACAAAACGATACGGCTAATATTAAACTCTCTTGGAGTATGGTTACAGATGCTGTTGGCTATATCATTTGGGGTCGTGCGAATACCTATACGGCAATGAAAAGACTACAAAGGGTGTCTTCTGGATCACTTAGCTGGACAGACAACGGTAGTTTGACACCCAAGGGTGATAGCCCAAATGATTACTTTGATAACTCTCCTGTTTCTTATGTGTATACCTACGAAAGAGATGTTAATAATGTTTTTAATGAATCAGGATTAAGTCCTATTTCAGATAGGATTACTACAAATTCATCAAGAAACATAGCCAGAGATTTTTTAAATGATGGATATTTTTCACAACCTACGGCTGTTGATATAAGTACCGATGATGGTTACGCTTTCACGGTAGAACCTAGACCCTCAACGGTAGACACTTTTCCGTATTATGTACCCATTGAAATTATTGGTGCTGAATATCAACAGAGTTTAAATCAAGTTCTTTTTACAACATTGAATCCACACAGACTTACAACAGATGATGAAATTATATTTACAGGTTCGGCTTGGCAAAGTCCTGCATACAACAATCAAAGATATAAGGTTGTTGTTACTAGCACAACTCAATTTGCTATTTTGAATATACCAGCACCTAATGACCAAATACTTGGGGGACTAGTTGATGATGGATATACCTTTGTTCCTGTAAGCGGTGGTATACAAACAACCAATTTATTTTCAGTTATAAGTGAAACGGGTGAGGGAACGGGTGCAATATTTGATGTAACTTTTTTCCTACCGCCTGTTGGCCCAGTCGATTCTATTGTAGATACGGTAACCGTAGATACTCCTGGATCGGGTTATGGAATTGGGGATATTGTTTATATTCAGATTGAGCCAGTTCCCTATCAGTCACAACCTGCACCAGAAAGCATCGAACAGGGGACATCTTCAACAACGATTACTAATGTTGGTTCAAGCTACCCAAAACCGAGTAGTATTAAGTCTTTCAACTTTACGAGTCCTGGTTCTGGTTATACACCTGGTAATTACTCTGTCTCACTTACGGGTGGGTCAGGTACTGGTGCAACTATAAGTTTGAATGTTGATGTTGATGGTCTTGTAAACAATGTTCAATTGGTAGATTTGGGTGCAGATTATCAAATTGGAGATGTTTTATCGGCAACCATTACAGGTGGTTCTGGTTTTTCTATATCCGTATCTGATATTAACTATGGAACCTATGAAAATATTTCTCTTACAGGTGGTTCTGGTACTGGGGCAAAGGCCACTGTGACTGTTGATGCTGCGGGTCAAATGGCTGCGATTGATGTTACCGATGGTGGAACTGGGTATACCAATTCTGACACTAATTTGAGCGTGTCGGGTTTGACAACTGGCTCAGGTGCGTTACTTGATGTTTTTGCAACACAAATAAATTATCAAAAACAGTATTTTACTATTACTGAAGTTGATAGCAATAATGAAATAAGTATCTGTCGTTCACGCATTACCATCAGTCCCGTTCCAACCGAAGGAACCATTAATGATGGCGATGCAATGTATTTAAATATGTCGGATTCTGCTATTGGAAGAATTTATAGAGTTACTTTTGTTGGAGGGAATGGCTTTAGGGATGGTTTGTATTCAGACATTCCTTTAGTTGGAGGTTCTGGTTCGGGTGCTACGGCTAATATCACTGTTTCTGGTGGAGTAGTCACTGGCGTTGATATAGAAAATCAAGGATTAAATTATGTCGTTGATGATATTATTGCACCAACAACATATTCTTTAGAAAGTGAAAATAGCATAAACACAAAAACTATAACCAATGGCGGAACTGGGTATGTTGATGCTGTTTATGCAGATGTTCCCTTAACGGGTGGCTCTGGTAGTGAAGCCGAGGCACAGATAACCGTTGTAAGTGGAATTGTTACCGTAGTCACTATAACCAACTTTGGCAAAGATTATACTGCTGGAGATGCTCTTTCTGCCAACAATACCAATCTTGGCGGTTCAGGTTCTGGCCTTGTTGTTACCGTTAATTCCGTATATATCGGTGCGGGTGCATCCATAACGGTTACCGCAATTGAAGATGCTGAAATTATTAATGGATTATACCAAGTCTATACAACTGACCTAGACGGAAATCCAATTCCCGAAGGTTCTTTTGATATCAATGAGTACATTGGTGCTTGGGAAGATCCAACGGAGATTGGTGCTTCTGCCCAGTGGGTTCCGTTCAATGGATATTACCGATATTGGAATCTCTACCGAACAGGTGCAGCAGGTGCGTTTCAGCTTGTAGAACAGATTGATATTTATAGTTCTAATTATTTAGATAAAACAAGTACCGAATATCTAGGAACCACACCTTCGTCTTATTATACGGATAATGGAATATTTGGCCCTGTCCAAGTAGATTTTATGCCCCCACCCTTGGGGTTACAATCTCTTACAAGCCACTATGGAATGTTGTTTGGGGTTGATGGGCAACGAGTGAAATGGACACCCATTGGACAACCTGACGCTTGGCCCGATGTTTTCTATTATGACTTTACCTATAAGCCCCTAGCCTTATCGAGTTTTGGTACGGGTATTATGGTTCTTTGCGAAGATGCCATTTACCGAATAGACGGTAATAAGCCATCTGAAATGTCGCTATCTAAAACTAATGCCAACGAAGGCTGCATTGCCCCCTACACCGTTCAAAAGACCAATAAGGGTCTAATCTACCTCAGCAAACGAGGGTTAATGATATTTAACGGTATGGATGCCCAATGTATTACGGATAATAGAATCCCTAGTAATATGCTACTTGGCCCAAGCAAACTTGAAAATCCTGTTGATTTCTGGTGGATGCCAACTAAACTAGGATACTTCTACGGCAATTTTGCCTTCAATGACGGAGTTTATTTTACCGATGAAAGTGCTAACCGATTTTACCAAACTAATCCTATTCCTTCCGCTATTTATGATATTAAATCTTTTTATCATAATGGTCGCTATTACCTTGTTTATACAACAAGCGATTTCTACTCTGCTCACACTACGCTTTGCGTGGATCTCCAAATTGAAGGCTTTCCTATCACGACCTTGGGCCTGAAACCTATTGATGTCATTGTTAATGAATTAGATGATGCTTATGCTTTATTTGGCAATCAAGGCGATGGTGACTTAACCAACCTATCAACCTTTAAAGCTCAGAACTCCGAAGCCGAGCCCTTTGTAACCGAAGAAACCTATACCGTTCCCTCTAGCCCCTATGCGGTAACCGTCATCAATTCAGCCACTTATGTATCTAACCAAAGTGTTTATAACTCTACCGATAGTGTTTTAATGACTGAGGTTGCAAGTAGCCCCTCTACTAACGAATATACAATCACCAATGGAGTTTATACTTTTGGTTCTGCCAATCAAGGCAAACAAATTATTATTACCTATCAGTTTGCCTTTGCTACCAATGCTGGACTTAGCGTTTGGAAGTTGTTCAATGGCAAAAGCAATATGCCTCTTGTCATTCGTTCGGGTCAAAAAGGGTTTGGTAATACCACCGAAAGAAGGAAGTATGAACATCTTGAGTTCTACGGTAACGGAACGCTTTATGCACGATGCTACATTGATGGCAATTGGATTGCGGATGATATTGTGAGTTTGACCGAACTACCCTCCAAGGCAAGGAAGTTTAATCTACCCAAAGGACAAAGACTTGGCTACAACTTGGACTTTGAAGCCTACGGAGATACCAATAGGTTAGTGGTAGAATATGGCTATGCAGAAATGGAGAGTCCGTCTTAATGTACCATCGTGTTTCTCAAGTTTCTGTCGAAGAAATCAATCGTGTTTTAAGATTAGTTCAGGACAGCCCTAGTCTGGCGTATAAAGACAGGGGCGTTTCTGACACCAAAGCCGATTTGGGCGGTATATCTCAAACAAAAAACACAGGCATTTTTATCGTTACTCAGCCAACGCCTATTGGCTTAACAAGCACTACACCAATTAATTTATCTGTCTCATATAGTACCGTCTATCCGACCTTCGGATGGGGTTCTAATTGGGGCAATAACTGGGGTCTATAATGAGTCAAATTACAGGGCCCGTATTTAGTATATTTGGGGGTCAGACCAACGATGGCGAGTCCCAGTGGAGACAGGCCACCAATCAAGCTTTATCTAAGATTGATGCGACCATATCCCTATCCGTACTTCAAGTTGAACAAATTACCGTTCCAGCAACTCCGACCCTTGGAGACAGGTATCTTATTGGCACAGGGGCTTCGGGGGTATTTGCGGGTAGGGCCAACCAACTAGCGGTTTATGGGTATTCAGCGAACGGGACACAGCAGTGGAACTACTATTCCCCCATTAACGGTTTGGTAGCCTATAACCTTGGTGATTCAGTAACTTACATCTATCAAACATCAACCGTTTCTTGGGTAATCAAACCTGCTATTGCAGAAAACTTTATTATCCCCAATGTGGGAACGATGGGCGGAAGCACAATTACGGTTACAGGTGGTTCTCCGAATCAAGTTGTTGACACTATTGACAAACTTACTTTTTCTTCTGCCAAATATACCATACAAACCAA